GTGACTTATAATATACTTAACAAGACAGCTGGAACGATAGCTGAAACCTATCCGTTTCTGGCGTTATAAGAGTTATAGAAATAGCATCCTACTTTACCAGAGCGGGGATGCTATTTCTTATTGTTCAGATTCAGAATGGCTACGATTAAAAGTCCTACATTTAGGATAATCATAAATTCTTCATATGTACTCATAAGCCCCACTCCTTTCTGCAAGACTCAGAAACGGAGTGGTACCGCATCCTTCCAGTTGCCTGGGTAAGTATATTATATTGTCAAAACATATCTGGCAGATCTGCCAATTATTCCCGTTTCATTTTTTACTCACAGTACTGTAAAGCACAGATATTATTTTCTTTTACCTTTTACAAATTCTGCGAACTGACGGATTTCATTCAATTCATCTTCTGTATATTCCTCGCTATCGAAGTGAGCAGCGAGAGTAGTAGGTTGTCCATGAGAATCATCTGCCAGATAGTCAATGGTACAGCCAAGATATGCAGAAAGTTTTTTTAATGTAGAAAGTTTTATATTATCAGTTCCTTTTGTATAAAAACCGGCGATTGTAGTATATGGAATACCGGCTTCTTTTGAAAGGATAGACTTATTGATTCCCTTTTCAGCCATTAATTCATCTAACTTATCAGTGAATGACATATCTAATACCTCCTGTTAAATTCTATTATACATATAAAAATAACTTTGTAAAGTAAAAAAATACCCTGCAAAGTAAAAAAATGTATTTTATGGGTTGACAAACTACCCTACAACGTATAATCTATAATCAAAGTTACCTTACAGGGTAACAGAAAGGAGGAGAAAATGTTTTTTAACTTAAATGCCGAAATGGGAAGAGCCAAATTAACCATTAAGAAGTTATCTGAGATTACGGCTATAAACTATGAATCTTTAAAATTGAAACTCAGAGGTGTTACAGAATTTAAGCTGAGTGAAATGATGGCAATTAAGAGAAAAGCTTTCCCAGATAAGACATTGGATTACTTATTTGCAACTGAAAACGACAAGTAATCATTCATTTGAAGGGAGGAGGTGAGAAGTGATGGATACATCAAAAGAAGAAATTGTAAACCTGCGTAAGCAGATAAACAGGTTAAAAATTAGTTTAATGTTTACGCAGGTATTGATGATTGCATTGCTGCTTATTTTGGGGTATCAGTGTCTTTGGTCAATTTGGAATTATCATTATCTTCTTCAACAGATAAGCATGTGTCTTGATTCTGTGAATACTGTTTATTCTGCTCTTCAACAGTTTTTTGCAACTCTTTGATCGCTTCGGCTTCACTGGAAGAAGAAGTATCTATGTTGTGAAGGAGTTGTTGCAGTATTTCATTTTGGGCACGTTGGAGCTCAATTTGGGTTTCTTCAATTTGCGTTTGTTTAATCTGATCTTCTTGTGATGAATTGAACTGAACAACAGCAATAGAGATTGTGAGGATTGTCGAAATAATTAGGTTTATAAGAGTCAGCAAAATAGAAGTAGGCATTTTTATTCTACTGTTTCCAATGGGAATATATATGCAATCGGGAAATTCGTATATTTTAACAGCGGATTCATCAACAATTACAAAATCATCTTCAGGTAAATTATTGAGATTGTCTGGGCGGTCAAAAGATGGTTCAGGGGCAATATCAATAAGCTGTTGCTGAAGACTTTGAAGCGAAATCATAGTTTTCAGAGATTCACTTAAATTGTTGTACATATTGGTTGTTATATTATCTCGGACAGCCGCTGTCATAGCTTCTGACATTATGGAAAGCGAATTAGTAAGTGAAGAAATTATACTCGGTGTATATAACTGAAAAAAGTGCTTATAGGATTTAACCATTTCTTCTTGAAGCTGGCCAATTTGAGATGTTATAGAGTCAGAAGAAAAAATAGTTTGTAAGTAACCATCATACATATGCGAAATTCTATTTAAAGAATCTTGAAGTGCTGAGCTTAAAAAAAGTGTATTTTTTTGATTGTTTTTCATTGAAACCTCCTTATTCAACAGGTATGCCAGTACCTGTGATACAAGAATAGGAAAGAAATGGGGAAAAGTCAAGTAATCATTTATTTGAAGGGAGGAGGTGATCGGAGATAAAAGAAACCAAAATTCAGTTTACAGATAATGAAAACAGATATTTTGTTTCCATTCAAAAACGGTTATCTGGAAAATGGCGTGTATGTTAAGAAGTTGCAAATACTGCGGACGGATTCATGATAGTAAATATCAGTGTAGCAGTAAGCCGGTACGCAGGAAGATACGGACAAAGCAGAATAGTTTTCGAAGCACCGAGGCATGGAAGCGAAAGAGCCTGGAGATCAGAGAGCGGGACAAATATCTGTGCCAGATTTGTATGCGAAAGCTGTACGGAACCACACAGCAATATAACAACCGGGAAATAGAAGTACATCATATTGTACCAATAGCAGAAGACTGGGACGGAAGGCTTGACAATGACAATCTTATTTCATTATGTGGTAGGCATCATGAGATGGCCGAAGCCGGGAAGATATCGCAGGCGGAACTGAAAGAGATTGCCAGGCAGCAGGAGGATGAAATGTAATCCCCCCCCGCCTAAAAAAATCTGAAAATTTTGACTTTTTTACGACCACATATGCCCACAGATTTATAATAAATTCCCACATCAGCGTTTTTATTCTTGACGGAAGGAGGGAGCACAATGCCAACAGCACCAAAGTCTGCAGATATTATTCGGATGGAAGGAAAATCACACAGAACCAAGAAAGAACTCCGGCAGCGTGAACAGGCAGAAAAGGCTCTGCTTACAGGGATTCCGCTGAAAGAACGGCAGGAAGTGAAAGACAATGAGATTGCACATAAGGAATTTCTTCGACTGAAAAAGCTCCTTGAAAAGATCAATAAATTCGATGATATGTATGGAGCTGTGATAAACAGATACTGTATTTTATATGCAGAAACGAAGGAATTTGAGGAAAAAAGAGACCAGTTTTATAAACAGTTATGTGAGTTTCAGAATGAAAAAGACGATATGCTTATCAACAGAGAACTGACGCGGAAAGAATATTACGGCATTGAAGCTTCCATGCAGAAAAGTCTGGTATCTATGGATCGGCAGATCCAGGCAAAAAGAAGAATGCTGGCAGAGATTGAGAAAGAAAACGTTATGACGATCGCAGCATCCCTCAGATCTGTTCCGAAGAAACCGGAAAAGAAAACCAATCCACTGAAAGAAGCGTTGGGTGGATGAAAGAAGGAAAAGCATACAAATATGCCGTATGGTGTTCCACGGAACAGGAAGGAAAAGTTCCGAAATATGTTAAGAAACAGGCGGAAAGCTGGTTACATATTGCGGATGGGAATGATGAGGATGCTTATGTAGATGAACAGGAGTATGAAAAAATATGCAAATTACTAAAATTAATGGTCCACCCGGATCTTAGATGCAGTATTTATGATGGCCTGGAGGATTATGCGTGGCTTATGATCGTAGCCGGGCTGTGCACATATTGTCGGAATTCGGAACAAAGAAGCCGGTTTTATGTAACGATTCTTCTTGAAATCGCACGAAAAAATTTTAAAACATTCAATTCGGCAGTGATATTTATCCTGCTGATGCTTACAGAACCGGATTTTTCCCGGTTCTTTTCTGTTGCGCCAGATTTGCAATTATCATCGGAACTGAAAAATGCCATCCGAAAAATTATAAAAGTTTCGCCAGCATTATACGATGAGGATGAACCAGCATTTAAGGTCTTGAGGAGCCAGATCATATGTCTGCTCAATGAAAATGAATATACGCCGCTTGCATACAGCCAGGACGGAATGGATGGAAAACTGGCAAATGCGTATCTGGCAGATGAAGCAGGAGCATTGGATGATTATCCGGTAGAAGCAATGAGATCTTCACAGATTACCTTGTTTAATAAACTTGGAATTATCATCAGTACACAGTATCCCAACGATAATAACGTGATGATCGATGAAATTGACATTGCAAAAAAGACTTTGGACGGTCTGCTGGATGATCGGCGATATTTTGCTTTGCTTTACGAACCAGATGATGATCTGAAGCAGGGAGAAGCCTGGCAGACGGATGATCGTGCGATTTATCAGAGCAATCCGGTTGCAGTATCCCATCAATATATTTTTGATGAGATAAAAAAGAAACGTACCTTAGCAGTCCTTTATGAGAATAAAAGAGAAAATTATCTTTGCAAGCATAACAATATTCTCTATAAGGGACTTGGTGTGGAAGGTTATATAGATATTCAGAAAGTGAAACTGTGCAGGATCCAACCAGATCCACAGTGGTGGAATGGCCGTCAGGTATGGGTTGGAGTAGATCTTTCCCAGACGGATGATAATACTGCGGTGGCGATGGTGACAGAAGATAACGGATATATTTACGCTAGGGTAATGGGATTTATTCCAAAAGAGAAAATTAACATAAAAACCCAGAAAGAACATGTGGATTATCAGAGAATGATCAGTAAAGGGGAGTGTATTGCATGTGGTGAGGAAGTAATTGATTACAGTGTAGTGGAAAATTATGTGATACATCTGCTGGAAGAAGAATACGGAGTAATTGTGGAACAGGTTGGATATGACCGCTACAATGCAATTTCAAGTGTCCAGAAAATGGAAGCAGAAGGGCTGGAGTGTGTGGAAATCAAACAGCATAGTTCCGTCCTGCATCAGCCAACAAAATGGTTAAAAGAGCTGATCCTGCAGCAGGCATTCCGATATGAAGAGAACCGGCTTCTGGAAATCAATTTTCAGAATGCGAGATGTACAGAAGACACAAACTTAAACAAATATGTCAACAAAAAGAAATCCACCGGTAAGGTAGATGAGGTAGTTGCATTGATTAATGCGATGTATCTCTTACAGCAATATTTATTAAATGGCGACAATTTTGTTGCACAAACAGCATAGGAGGGATATCAAGGGAAATTTGGAAACGGAAAAAACGTGCGGATCCGGATCTGGAACCGGAAGTAGATGCCGCTATTTTAAGAGCCTGGTTATCAGGAGAAAGTATTGGAAGGGAAGGAGCAATGAATATTCCGTCCCTGGCCGGATGCCTGAATAAGATCGCAGGGACAATGGCAGCAGTTCCAATAAAGCTGTATAAACGGGAAGATGACAGGATCACAGAAGTGACGGATGATAGGCGAACGATATTACTGAATTCTGAAACAGGGGATACGCTGGATGCTTATCAGATGAAACGGGCCGTTGTTCTGGATTATTTTCTTGGGAGAGGCGGTTATATTTACATAGATAAAGTCAGGAACGAAGTACGTTCTCTCAGGTATGTGGCAGAAAAAAACATAAGTTTTAACCAGAATCCGGATGTGATATTTAAAGATTATGACATTTTAGTACAGGGAAACACGTACAGGCCATATCAGTTTGTACGCCTTCTGAGAAATACGGAGGATGGGGCACAGGGGAAAAGCCTTATTGAAGAAAACAAGCAGCTTCTTAGTGTGGCGTATAACTCCATGAAATTTGAGGAAACCCTTGTTGCAACAGGCGGTAATAAGAAGGGCTTTATTAAGTCTCCGAGAAGACTGTCGCAGCAGGCAATCAATTCTTTGAAAGAAGCATGGAGAAATCTTTATTCAAACAATACAGAGAGTGTGGTGATCCTGAATGAAGGCCTTGATTTTCAGGAAGCGTCCAATACATCTGTAGAAATGCAGCTGAATGAAAATAAAAAGACGAATGGGGATGAGATCTGTAAAGTAATTGGGATCCCGCCATCGCTTTTAAGTGGCAATGCCGGAGAACAGGATGAAAAAAATTTCATTAAATATGAGCTTTCAAACCTGCTGGCAGAGTTTCGGACTGCATTAAACCGGGCAATGCTGCTGGAATCTGAAAAACAGATGTATTTTTTTGATTTTGATATTTCAGAACTGATCAAAGGGGATATTGACAAGCGGTATAACGCATACAGTGTTGGAATTGAAAAAGGATTTCTTCAGACAGATGAGGTCCGAAAAAAAGAAAATATGCCACCTCTTGGTATGAAATTTATCAAACTGGGGCTCCAGGACGGATTGTATGATCCGGAAAGCAATAAAGTGATTGTACTTAACACCAGTAAAACATTAGATTTGACAAAAATAAAAGAAGGGGGCGATGACCCAGGAGAATAGAGATCAGAGAGCAGTCGGTTACGATTGATGGCTATGTAAATGCTGTTGCCAGAGACAGCAGACCGATCCGGGACAGAAGCGGGGAACAGTTTATTGAGCAGATTGTTCCGGGAGCATTTGAGAGAGCCATTTCACGCGCAGATGAAATAAAGATCCTGTTGAATCATGATTACAGCAGGGAACTTGGAAGTACCAAAACAAATCTGCAGCTGTTTGAAGACAATATCGGGCTTCGTGCAATTGCAGAAATTACAGACGCGGAAGTGATCGAAAAAGCAAAAAAAGGAGAACTGAGAGGCTGGTCCTTTGGATTTATAGAAAGGGCCGCAAAAGAGGAAGATACCGATTCCGGACTGAAACGCAGATTTGTTGAGGATATGGATCTGAAAGAAGTATCCATTATTGATAACAGGAAAATTCCCTGTTATGCAAGCACTTCCATCGAGATGCGCGCAGACGGGAATGAAGTACTGGAGGTAAGAACTCTGGAAACAAAAGTAATCTCAAGTGAACAGAAAGAAAAAGTGGATTATTCGAAATATGAAGCTATCATCAGAAGATTAGGGGGAAAATCATGAAAAGTCATAGAGGAAGAATTACAAATAAAAAGGCATTCCGAGTAGCTGCCAGACGATACCTGCAGGTAAGGGCAGAGGAATTAAAGAACCTGGAGGAAAAAAGAGCTGCCCTTGTAGAAGAAATGGAAGGGATTTTAAATAAGGCCCAGGAAGAAGAACGTGCCTTTGAAGAATCAGAGCAGGCCCGTTTTGATGAAATTGAGAAAGAAATCAATGCCATTGACAAGACGATCGAAGCAAAAGAAAGAGCCAGAAATCTGGGAAATCCCGGAGGAAAGAAAAAAGAAGACGGGGAAAACGATGATCTGACCGTTGAGGAGCGGGCATTTGTGGATTATGTGAGAGGAACACTTACAAACGAAAGAGCTGCGAACCTTACTTATGCGGACAATGGTGCAGTGATTCCGTCTTCTATTGTCAATAAAATCATTGAAAAGGTAGTAGAAATCTGCCCAATCTACAGTATGGCTGACCGGTATAACATTGGTGGAACAATCAATATCCCATATTATGACGAAGAAACCAGTTCCATTAAAATGGCTTATGCGGATGAGTTTACAGAACTTACCAGTACCTCTGGAACATTCAAGAGTATTTCGCTTGGTGGATTCCTTGCAGGAGCACTGACGCTGATTTCAAAGAAACTGATCAATAACAGTAATTTTGATGTACTGAATAAGATTATCCAGTATATGGCAAAAGCGATTTCTGTATTTATTGAACATGAGTGTCTGATCGGAACAACCGGAAAAGCTGAAGGACTTACGAAAGTTACACGGGGTATTACAGCAGCGGCAGCAGATAAAGTTAAAGCTGACGAGTTGATCGATGTACAGGAGTCCATTCCGGATACTTATCAGAGCGGTGCTGTATGGATCATGAATAAAGCCACCAGAACCGCAATCCGAAAGTTAAAAGATAGTGATGGTAATTATCTTTTGAACAGGGATGTATCAGCACGGTGGGGATATACGCTTCTTGGAAAAGATGTGTATTGTTCCGATGCAATGCCAAAGATGGCAGGAGGTAGGAAACTGATGGGATTACCAGCAATGAACATCACATTCGTGGCACGGGCGCAGAATTCGGCAAAAAGGCTGGACCGCGGATCTGTTGGAATGGTGCTCAAAGATGCAAAGGTTCCAAGTGGGAATCCGGTAACAATTTTTTCAAGTGAAGATATCCCGGAGGAGCTGGGGACAGATAATAAAAACCAGATTGCCCTGGCACTCCGTGGAAATGACACGGCGCCGCAAAAAGTTGTGGTATATGTTCTTGCAACTGCAGAAACAGATTACAGTAAAGCCTTCAAATATTTTGAGCGGAAGAAAGTAGACTGGATGTGTTTCCCAAGTGCAAAAAAAGATTCCCAGACACAGAAGATCACAGACTGGGTGAAAGCTCAGAGGGAAGCTCATAACAGAGTGAAAGCCGTGTTACCGGAAACAGAAGCAGATACAGAGGGAATTGTAAATTATGCAACGAAGACAGTAACTGCAGATGGAAAAAGCTATACGGCAGAAACATTCTGTTCCAGGATTGCCGGTCTGATCGCAGGAACAGGAAGTGATCAGTCCGTGACCTTTGCTGTTCTGGACGATGTAACAGCCTGTGAAGATCTGGACCGCAAATCGGTTGAAGCAGCCATTGATGCAGGAAAGTTTGTTTTGTTTGATGACGGAGAAAAAACCAAGGTTGGAAGAGGCGTGACATCGTTAACCACTTTAACCGGAAAGCAGAGCCCATGGAAAAAAATCCGTGTTGTAGAGACTATGGACATGCTCAACAACGATATTGTTGAGCTGGCCGAGGATAACTACATCGGAAAATATCAGAATACATACAGCAATAAGTGTCTTCTGTTATCTGCGATCAAAACCTACATGGACGAAATCCTTGTAAATGGCCTGATCGAAGATTACAGCATTGAGCTTGACGTGGAGAAAATTCGAAAATATGTGATCGAAAATGAAAAGATCAAAAAAGAAGATGCAGAAGCCATGTCAGATGAGGAAATGCAGAAACAGTATACTGATGAAAAAGTATATTTCAAAGCAACTGTGACAATTTCAGATGTTATGGAAGACATCTATCTGAATATCACGGCATAAGAGGAGGGATTAACGAGGAAAGGTTATACACCAGACAGGGTTATTAATGGAACGTTTGGAGAGTTGTGGATTGATGCTGATTATATGGCAGAAACCACTGCACTTCAGGCAAAAATGAAATTTGATACCGCAGAAGTGACACAGGCAAGGACCTTAAAAAAGGGGTATAAAGTAACGGGAATCAGCGGATCAGGAACTGTAAAACTTAATAAA